CCCCACTCTGCGAAGACAAGTGTAGAGTGGGTAGAGGGATGTATTTTGGGTTTTAGACCCAGATTTCACCCTCTGGTGGGGGCTCTACCAGATACCCAGTAAGAGCTCGGCGGCAGACTTCCATCTGCCGCCTCGGGAATTTAACGACCCGGCCGCGTCCGCACCACCCCAAGAAGAGGTGACACGATGACGGACTTTGAACCTGGCTCTATCAGATCTGACAGAGACACGTCCGTTCCGTACAAAACCTCCAACAACACTTGTCAATAGCCCATCTGGATTAAAGAATATTTGGTTCTTCTTTCCGGTTAATGGGTAGAAACAAGCCTCATCATCGCTTTCCGGCAAAGAGAAGCTCATAGGCCGTTGGGACAAGTAGCGATAAATCACGCCACCCGTCTCAGGGCTTCTGGGCAACTTGGAAGGCGGATACGGGACTTTAATGCCCTCAGCATCACCAGCCTCTGGAGGGATCGGCAAGAATTCGACCAATCCTAACAGATAACTGATGGCGCCGCGGACAAGGATCCCTGACTCCGCACTCCACCGTACTAGACGGTTGATGATGGAGTAAACGTCAGCACTTGTAGAGAGGTTCTTCAGGTAGACACCACGAATGTCGTGTCCCCTAAAGTAATCACCTCCACAAGATTCACGGAAGTGCCCTGTATTGAACGACTTGTCGACGTTCACCTCAAAGCCGAACAGCTTCAGAGCATCGGTTATGAAATCATAACTGTCCTTTCGGACAATTATATCATCGCCGAATACTCCAAAATTGCTCTTCTGTGAGGAACAAGCCATGGGTGTAATACCCAGAATCTTGTAGCAGGACACAACTATGCTCGCGAATAGCATCGTTTGCAAAGGAAACGTGAAAGCATTCCCCATGGACGACACCATGTGCAGCTCTACAAAGGAACCGTCTGGAAGGACGACTCCCGGGCTCCTAGTATGCAAGAGCCACCGATAGAAATAACTCGGTGTTATCTCGCGTAGGAGGTTGAGCGACACACTGTCAGACGCACTCGACAGATCGATGGTACCAAAAGACCCATCAACACTGCCGTGGCGTGCTAGCCACCTATTCCACCCTTGCTGAAAAGACATGGAGATCTTCCATCTCCTCAGTAGTTGGTGTTCTAGGAAGGCACCGATACCTTTCTGAAAGAGCATATTCAGATTTGGTTCGGTACAGATTGTACGCGATATTTCTGACGTTTTTGGAACAAAGGAAAGACGGTTACCCTCCACCATTTTGGCTGAACGATGGGTCTGACGCGCAATTTCAGCGTGAGTCCATGTAGGCCAGGAAGCAATGGCGCACCGGTAATCCCGGTAAAGTCGACTGCTCGTGTGAGTCAGGTTGCTATCGAACAACTTTGTATAAAAGTTGTCCGAAACAGCCCCTTGGCTCGCACCAGGGCCGGTCATGAAACCTTCCGATATCCTGGAAAGGTCCATAGCCAGTTCTGGACCGAGGAAGAGGAACTCATCGAAGCGGTTTTTGACCTCTCCAATAAGCTCCTCCTGGAAGAGCCGAAATGGCTTAAGGGCGAAGACTCTACAGCGCTCATTCATTGTAAGAAACAAATGAAGCGCTTTCGAGTCCGCCTCAGAAGAGATCGCACCCTCAAATTTCTTGAGGAACGACCTCTTCAACCATAAGGCTCTCGCCTCGGACA